GGAATACCAACCGCATGGTGGTGTACAAGCGCGATCCCGAGAAAGTGCAACTGCACATCCCTCAACCCCTGGAGCTGTTCCCCCCTCAGCAGCGCGGCCTGGAATTCATCGTTCCCGCCCATGCTCGCGTTGGTGGCGTGGCCCTGTACTATCCGAAGAGCGTGATTTACGTTCAAGCTAATGCTTGAGGATAGTTAATCAAGAAAGGGACGTTAAGCTATTTGCAATTGTTTTCTTTTGAACAATGCTGATTGCTTATCGTCCCGAACTTGAAAATCCCCCGCGTGAAGCAGGGTTTGGCATTATTACGAAAACTGGCTTGATTCAGCTAGTTCCAGGACTTAACCAGGAAATTCCTGATGAGAAATGGAGCGAAGCGAAAGAGAACATTGCAGTGAAGAAACTCATGGCCATTGGTGCCATTGAGGAGATGAAAGAACAAGTGCTGGTAGAAGATCTGCCTGAAACTGTTCAAAGTCTTTCTGAACTGCCTCTCACTCAGGCCATTCGTGCCATTGAACTCATCCATGATGCTGATCGCTTAGCTGATTGGAAAAAGATTGAAGGCCGTATTCGCGTGAGAAATGCCATTGCTAAACGCATTGAAGCCATTCGCGTTGGAAAAGCTTAATCATGGCCGTCACTTATGCCAATTTTCTGGAAAGGTTTCCTGAATTCTCTCCCCATCCATCGGGGATTGTAAATGGAGCCCTTGCGGAAGCGGCATATGATGCATCAGCGGATGTTTTTGGGGATCAAACTGATAGGGCCGTTAAGTTTTTAGCGGCCCATATTATTGCCGTACAACTTGCACAAATGGGCATTCAAATTGGTGCCACTGATGGCAAGGTGTATGGTGAGGGGCTTGATGCTTCTCAGTATGGTCAAGAGTTCAAGCGACTTTTAAATTCTCTTCCTTCTACTGCCGTTGGCTTTGTCATATGAGCAACTTCCTGGAACCACTTGCCAATGCCACTCTGGTATGGTCTGTGGCTTCAGGCTATGTGCTTGACGGCGAAACTGGTAATTATGTGGCGGCTGCAACAGGCGTCACGTATTACGCATCGTTAAGACAAAAGCGCGATCCTAGGTTTGATTATCTCCTTGGGGCTGATCAAACAGCAGTGTACATGGAAGGGAGGCTCACGTCTCCTCTTGCATTGTCTGGAGTGACTCCTGGTGATTCCGCTAGGGCCACTATCAATGGAAGGGAAGGTCGTTTTGAACTATTGCCTAACGAGGAAATTGCTATTCATTATTGGCAGTTCCTCGGCACGCCAATTAGGGGAATTTTTAGACTAATTGGCAAAGGAAGCGTGGACAACGCTTAATCACTTTCCCTTTCATCGCTGAGGACTTCCTCTCATGCTCTACCATCCCACAGAACTGGTAAAGAGCCAAGACGTGATTGTGCGCGTTGGCTCTATCGGCGGCACCAGTCGTCCAGTTATCACTCAGAGCGGCGCCACTTTTACTGTGAGCGGCGCTCCTACGCTTTATACCCTGCAAGCTGCTACGACGGCTTCTGTTGCCTTTAACGATGGCAACCAAGAATTCTACCTGCTGGGTGGCGGCGGCTTTGCTGATAGCGTGATCACCACGTCGGCTGCCACTGCTTCTGTTACGTCCTATTTCCAGAAGGATGTGGACGGCACCACTTTCCTGCCCAATAGCTTTGACGAAGCTTTCCAAGTGATTAGCGCTTCACGGTACGACAAGAACCATGAAGTGTATGTGGAGATTAACAAGCAACTGGGCGTTAGTGGCACCACTTATTATTATGATCGCGTGGCTTTCACTGCTTGCGTGATGAACTATAACGAGAGCTATCCGGCTGACAATCTCGTGGAAGTCACCTTTGATCTGTCCAGCCGTGGTCGCATTGGCATTCATCAGAATGCTTCTGAGACTGGCTCGATCATCCCAACTGCTCCCAATAGCTAATTCATCTTCCATTGAAAGTTTGCTAGCCTCTCTTTACGAGAGGCTTTTTTATTGTGAATATTTCTCAGCTCAGAGAAACCATCACTGAACTGCTCACTTCAGCTCCTGATTTGACTGGCGATTACACATTGCCAAATGGAAGCGTGATCCCGGCTATTTATGTAGTGGGAAGACAGTCCGTGCCAAGCGAATGGAAAGTAAAAGGCTTAGAGGTGACAATAGAGGAATTCCCGTCTATAAGCCCAAGGGCGATGGTTGGTAAAGTGAAAAACAATAAACAATGGACAGTAGTTTTGGTTGATTACACAACAAACTCTACTGCTATTCAATCAGCGGCAGAAAGACTTGCGAGAAGGTTTCCTGATGCTCAGTTTTCATTTGCAAATGAAACAGATATAACTTACAGTCAATATCGCATTAGGATTCCAGACGCGGAACTATTAAATGTCTATCCACCACTATGAAAACATTAACTAGCGTTTGCCAAAAGGTATGGTTGTTTGATGTTTCTATTGAAGAAGCTTCCATTAAGGCTGGATTGGCATGCTTTCTGCCCCAAGCTTCTTCTTGGACTTCTTTTGAACATGGTGGCAAAAAAATTGAAGCTTCATTACCATTGAAAGCAATTAACAGCGGTGTGCCTGTCAGAATTACGAATGCTAGACTCTTTCTGCGATAGAGACCATCATGAGCAAGTATTCCAGTATTTTCCTGCTTGGCAATGCAGAATATGTCAACATTGGCAATTCTTTGCGCTTGAGAAAGTATGGGAGTTGGTTAGCAGAAGAAGCTTGGAAGCGTGAAGAACAAGGACAGAAAAGAGCTCAATTTACTTTGCGTGTCATTGCATTAGCAAAAAAAATTGCCGCAGAAAAGGAAATTGACCAAGAAGAAGCATTTGCGCTTTTACAGAGCGGCGACGAAAGTCAAACTATTTATTCTGAATATCTAGAAGAAATTGTCTTATTGATGTCGACAATGCCATCCGCCAAAACTCAATTTGGAGAATTGGCTACTATATTTTTCCGTAATCGCGGCGAAATTTTAAGCGGTAAAAAATGGGTGCCAACTGAAGACTGGAGCGTTGAAGACACTGAAAAGCTTCCCAAGGCATGGATTGAAGAGATTGAAGCCTTTATGGCATTGGAAGATCAAGGGCAAATTGTACAGGTAGACCAAAAAACCGAAGAACAGAAAGAGGATGCTGAAAAAAACTAATTGATCGGCTTGCGCGGCAGGCCGATTATGCGATTGACAATGCCACTGACTGGACCGAGATCTATTGCCAAGTGGCTTCGCTTGAACTCTCTGATCCATTGTTTCATGCAGCAAATTTCAATAAACTGCCAATCAAGCTTTTATCAGATGTTTTAGAGCATGGTTATAAAACCTTACAGGCAAGAATAAACGCTGCCAGTATTTCAACAGCAAAACTTGGTGTTGTTGTGATGTCTGCCCTTGGAAGTAAGTCGAATAAGGTTAAGCTTAATCAATTTTTGCCATATGAGCTAAGAGACAGTCAGTCCACAATGAAGGCTTCAACAAAAGAGGCTCTTGAATGGGCCTTAAAACATAAAAAAATGCCTGCGGCAATTATTGGCATGATTGGCGCCGAATTGAGTTGAAAATGTTAGATTGTAGCTATTATGGCTTGACCAATAATGGCCTATCAAGTTCGCTTTGAAAGCAATGCATTTGAAGCTGACTCAATGATTGGCAAAATGCTAAATGCGCTGACAGCATTCTCTCGTGGCGTCCAAAAAATTAGCGGTGTAAAAATAAGAAGCGAAGAGGTGGATAGATTTACAACTTTACGTGGCATTAACCAACGAACTTTTGAACGGGCGATGGATTGGGCTGATAAAGACTTTGACCAAGAAATGACAAATGTTAAATGGGACTGGCCTCGATCCACTGCCAGAAAAAATGGCGAAAAAGTTTCATCTCCTCGAGATATTGTTGACACTGGAACATTGCTCAACAGTAAAAGAAGGGAAGCAATTAGCGCTAACATAACTGAATTTATATGGGACGACACATCGCAAGGTTTTGACGTGGCAACTGCTGTTCACGATGGGGGAAGAACGAAAAAAGGAGGAGATATTCCAGCTCGTCCCTGGACTGATCATGCATTGGATGAAATTGATACGGTAGTCGATGCAATTATTAATCAAGAAAGGAGATAGTCATGGCTCAATATACAATTAATTTCAGTACCAATGCGAATGAAATTATTCGCGATATAGAAAGAGTTAGCGGCAAGGTTGCAGAGGTTGCTCGCACTGGAAAAAGTGTTCAAATTAGTCTTGATGCCACTCCACTGCGGAGTGCTATTGATACTACATTTCGGCAATTAGATAAACAAATATCTTTACTGCAACGTAAGTTAGCGAAAAGTCAAATTGGAAGTCCTGCATTCCAAACGCGAGCAGCACAAATTGGAACATTACAAGGTGTTCGTGAACGTGGCGGCATGCAGGCCGCTTCAATTCAATTAAAAAAACAAGCAGAAGCTTTTGACGTTGGCAGCGCAGAGCGTTTACAGCGAGTGCTGGAAGCTGCTCGAATTGAAGCTTCTCAAATCTCGCCCAATACGTCTACATGGATTGAATTTCAAAGGCAAATTGGCAGGATCCAAGGAGACATTAAAGCTGTAGACAAAGCTGCAGAAAGCATTCAATTACAAGCTCAACTTGGCGCACTTGCTCCAGGGA